AATTGATCGTTTATCTTTTGCACATACGGCTTGCTCTATCCAATCACTTTGGACTTTCATTGTCTAGCTCTTGCAACTTGGCTTCAATCTGAGAATCAATTGATGCCCAAACTTTTGCCCATGCTTCAGGGTCATCTGCATCAGATGCTTGAACTCTTGCGCCAGCATCTAGCCTAAGTGACTCATAGTTACCAAGATTCTTGGTAATTCCTAATGAAGCCCAAATTTCTGTTGTCTTTTCTTTTGATGTTGTCATATATTCCTCACTTATGAAGTTTAACTTTTTGTTCCAATAATTTTATTGCATTACTAACCCCACTGCCTGATTGCACAATGGGGCGACCTTGTGTTCTTTGATTGAAAAATTCAATCATTTCATATACTTCGCTTTCATCATAGTATCTCCAGCTTGAATATCCACTGTATTCATCTCCAAATTTACTTGCTGATGGAATTAAGTTTTTTCTTTCATATTTCCTAAGAGTGTCGGGTCTACGCTCAACAATCTTAGCAACTTCTCCAACAGTATACAGTCTAGTAATTAGAATTTCAGACTGCTCATATGGAATATCAATAATATTTTTACTATCAAGCTGTTCAATGTAAATCTTATTTTTCCCTTTGGAAATTTTTTTAATCTTTACAATATTACCAGCGTACTTGTAAAATTTATTTGTTATTGGCTTCTTTGAGATCATGTCTCGCCTCTACTGTCTTGAATCCAAGGTATGATAAAATCTTATTCAACTTCTTGACCTCAACATCAACAGATACAGAGCACCGAATACATGTAAGGTCAATATAGTTTTTTTGAAATGCATAGTATTGCTGACCAGTAAACATTCTTCCAGTGCAATTTCTGCAATAGATACCAGTTGCTTTTGTCATATTAGTCCAGCCAGCAATTATATTCTGCTGTTACAATACCCTTTCCTGGGTGTACGAACATCAGCGCCTGTGAAGGTCTACCAACAGCTGCAAGACTTTCTGCAGCATATGTATTTGTAGACTCAGGACTTCCTGAAATTCTTACCTGAACAGTATTGAATGTCATTTTTGTTGGAGTATGGAAGTGTCCTAGATAGATATCATCAAACGCTTCTTCAACCGCACCTATTTTCCATCCGTAGGCTTTTTTCTGAAAAGAGTAGAAAGTAGATAGACTGCCAAACTGATCGCCATGACATAGCAAACTCTTGTAATTACCAATCTTGTCAACGGCATACCAATGTCGCTCACCACGACCATCAGGAATCTTGAACTCAATTCTCTTCTCCTTTTCAAACATCAATTGTGTAATGCGATAAAGCATCCTGTCACCATTTGTTTCAGGATCATGATCTCTTCTTGCCCGACCACCAATTGAACCATGATTACCAATCACGCCAACGAATGTTACTTTCTCAAAGTTCTCAAGAAGAATGTTGATAAAGTTTTTCATAATTCTTGGACCATCAACAGTGATCTGTCTATATAAACCACCATCAATCAAGAATGACTGACCTGGAAAAATTAGCTCTCCCTCAATAATGTCACCAAGAGCCCAAATTCTAATTTCTTTCACAGGGTGATCTTTTCTTTGAATCTCAGTGAGCTGAACAATCTTTTCAGCAAACTTATAGATTCTTTCTTCACACACCTGTGAGTTGTAATCTGGAGTGATTTTGGCAAGCTGCCAGTCAGCAATGATTGCTACTGCAACCTCCTCATCCTTTGTTGTTCTATCAAACTTTGGCTTTGGTACTGGAACATACTTAACGGACTCAACATCTTCTTTAACAGCTCTATATAGAGCACCCGCTAAATCATCACTCTTTGTCTTGACCTTGTTGTACTCTGACAAGAGCTTATTATAAGAAAGTCTTAATTCACTTTCTGTAACTGGAACTTGCCCAGTCTCAGGATCAGGAAGTGTTTCAAACAATCCATTCTCCCGTCTATACTTACAAAGACCATTAACATCAATAGTCTTTCTGCACGATTTATCACCATATTTAGCATTAGCTGTTTTTGGTTCAAATTGGATATCGCAACCTTCTGTTGCACAAACTTTCATAAGGACTCCTTTGGTTCTCGTCAATCATATCATAAGGATATTCAGAAAGTTGCTACGGGAGTCTTTTTTTTATTTGAATTGATTTAGTAGCGTTTTTCTTTTTGGTATGAGGTTTTGTTGCATGAGCATTATCTCTCATCTTTTTTTTATGCTCAGTAGACATCTTGTTTCCTTCCTTATGAAGTGCACTATGCTCTTCTGGTGTGCAGAGAAACAAGTTAGATAGTCTATTATCTACTTTAACCTCATTAATATGATGAACAGTTTCCCACGGCTGCAGGTATCTGTTTAGATACTTCTCCATGACAAGACGATGCTCATATGTATATCCACGAATGTTTTTAGGATGATCTGGTTTTAAAACTCTAACATAACCTTTATCATCAATATACTTACCACCACTAAAATTAGGGCTATCTTCTCCAGAAGCAAACTTGATTGTCCAATCAATATCTTCTCTTTTAGAAGCAAGCTTAACTTCTCTCAATTATGCAATCCCACCAATGTCTTCAACATACAATTGCAATACATGGCTTGCAGATGCTGCTGGAACATAGAAAGCTGGAGAGTTGGTTGCCGAAGCACCCTGCTCTCTCTCAACAGTTGCAAAATATGTTTGAGAATTAGCCCCAGAAATATTGCTAGATAAAATAACAGAATGTGTTCCAGCGCCAAAGAATGTATCATATGCTGCATTCTTAAATGCAACAGTAGCAGAGTTAGCACCTGTTGTAACATTGCTAAAAAGAAACACTGGTGGAGTAAATATTGCTTTATACAAAGTTGTATTTGCACTTCCAAAAGTTCCGTTTGCAATCTTTAGAATATACTTAGCATCCTCAGCTCCCTTTTCGTCAACAACAAAACCAGGGAATGAGATGGTTACTCTGTAGTAACGACTAGCTGAGATAGTAACTCTATTATCTGGACCGCCAGTTCCAGATTCATTTTCCAATGAAACAATTAAATTTGATGTTGAGAAGTTATTAAAAGAGTTACTATTGCTAGTAATGGTTTTAATCTTCTTAATACCCTGCGGGCTGTCATCAGTAGCCTCCTTGACCTGCTGGATGTTTGTAGACACCTGCTGGAGTCTGTCTCCAGTAATTGGTGTTCCATCAGTCCATGAAACTTGTGAATAGTTCTCGTAAGCCATTTATCTATTATACCTCATTTAGCCTTCTAACTCGGCAATCCTTGCTTCCAAAGAAGATATCCTTGTTCTTAAATCTTTAATATTGGCAACAGAAAGGGCAAGGATATCAAGATGTTTATACATTTCAACTTCTCCATTACCGCCTTCTTCGTAGTTATAAACAGACAATAAACCATTACTAACCTCTTCCACTTCCTCTGCAATAAAACCAATATTAATAGAAGACTCTCTTCTAGATCGCTCTTCTTCTGTCTCATTCTTTTTAGTATGAGGATTTTTTTTCCATATAAAAGTTACTGGTTTTAAATTATCAATTAAAGAAATATCATTGAAATCTTGAATATTGTCTTTTAATTCTCTTTTTGAGCTTACTCTTCTAATTTCTCCAGCACTAACGCACAAGTTAGTTCCTGATCCAACGAAAGAATTAAGTCCAGTGATGTATCTTTCTGATGCAAATTCTTGTAGATTTACATACCAAGTTGCTCCAGCGAACCAAGAACTCCCTAGCCCGCTTGTATCTATATATAAGCCCTGCGAGCCTTCAGCGAATATATAAACCTGAGTTGCGCTACCGCCAGAAGCTGTCCCAAGAAGAATCTGACCGCCATCAATTGGCAGGAGAATACGACTTCCCACTGTAATCGTTGAACCATCTATACTGACACCAGAGATGTTAACACCAGTAATATCAGTTGATGATATTGTACCGCCCACAAGCAAATTACCACTTATTGAACCACTTGTTGCGTTTATTTCTCCAGTGATATTTGCATTTTCCGCATATAGATTCCCAGATGCATCAACGCTGAAATTACCACTTGATGTGACAATTGCACCATTTGCATAAAGTGCAAATGTATTGGCAGTTAGATTTCCATTAATATCAATATCAACACCTGGAGTTGCAACAGAGGTTGCCACTACTCCACCTTGTATCGTTACATTCGCACCAAGAGTAATTCCCCCACCAGCATTTCTAAAAATACCAGTGTTCCCGCCAAGAGCAAAATCTCCATTTGAATACCAATAATCGTTAACACCAACAAAAAGATTTCCTCTAAAAAGACCATTCGTGAACACAGCATCACCTGCGCTTGTAATAGCCCAACCATCTGTCCCAGTGTTACTTAATGTAAATGTATTTGCATCAAATGTTCCATTAAAATCACTACTTGCAATTATTGTATTAACAAGAACAAAGTTTGCAGCTAGTTCATTTGATGTAATTGTATTTGCAGAAATCTCATTTGCAGTCAATGTATTTGCAGCAATAGTGTTGGCTTCAATTGATCTTGAAATAATATGAGCAGATCCGTTTACCATTCCTGGCTGAAGAACAAGACCAGCTGGCTCTAACACCGACCTATTAACAGTCTCAATAATAAACTGAGAAAATGCGTCATAATTTCTTCTTTGAGAAGCTACCCTATCTGGATCACCAACTAAACCCCAAGAAAAATCAAATAAGGAATACACAGAAGTATCAATAAAGCTTGAATTATTCCCATCATGAGAGTGCCCACCACGACCAGGGTAGAAGTATATTGTATTCTCACTAGGCATTAGGACACCTTCCTCAACACTAAACTTTGGGTAACATTATCTCCAACTGTTAGGTTGTGAGATATTACCCAGAAATCACTATTGGTGATATCCAATGCGCTTAGTGTTGTTATTCTAATTCTATCACCTAATTGAATCTTGGGCATTGCTGCAATATCAATATTAATAACAGGCACTGGAAGTTGTGTTTTTGATATGATAAAATCAGCCAGTTTTTGAGCATGCACTGAGTCTGTGATAAGTGGGCTTTGAAGAGTTAAATCTTTAACCCCGTATTTTCTAATACTTTCACTCGTTGATGCTGACTGTTCTTTTACTTGAGCGTTCTGTTCTGACATAACGACAGCTGTACCAACAATGCTTGTAGCATACGGATATTGTGTTATTGGGTTTGTTCCCTGAAGGAAAGCTACTGAATGAATGTCATTACCGCTTGCTGCAGAAACAACTAATTCCGCTCCGTAGGCATACGACAGGAATCTATCTATGTTTATCAAACTTGGATATTCAAACAATATTGCATCAATGTATGGTGATCTAACATTGTATGCTGGAGACTTGTCAAACTTTACATCATAATATCTAGTTTCTCTTACCCTATTACCAGTGGTATGGTTTGCAGCAACCGTTTGGAACTGTCCTCTTTCAAGGTTGTTAAAAGATGTTGCTGTCTTTGATAGGTATTTAATAATTTCATTATTAATCTTTAAATAACCAGTCTGTGGAAATTGCGTTGTCACTGTTGATAGTACATACATTGATGTATCTGAAGATGTAACATTGGCAGTTAATTCAGTAATTGTTAATGAAGCATTATCTGGTGGAGACCAAAGCTTTTGTAATGACCCAGAAATTGTTTGAACAGACGAGATAGGAATTACAACTTTGTTACACTGGAGTGAAACAACATAGTCTGCTTTTGTTATGTTTGTAGAATCACTAAGTGAAGTCTGAATACTTGCATGCTGATCAATTGATGGTTCAAAGAACCTATAGAAGTGTTCATACTTTGCTTTATCATATTCATTGATATAGAAACGACCCATATCCGCAAAGGAAATATCATTTGCTATCTCTCTAATAGAGTTCTCATTACCGTATAGAAAAGCAAACTCTGTTAAAGGTTGAATTGATGATTCAACATATCTATCCTCAACTTGCTCATCAGTAAGACATTTTCTATACATAGCAAACTCATCAATATACAGACTTCTCACAGTTGCTGGTGAAACTTCTGCGCCAGATGTAAACGATGCTCCTCTGCCCCCGATTGTAATATCCTTAGATGCCCAAGAAATTGGAGCCCCTTCAATTACTTCAGTATCTTTCAAATCACCGTTTACAAAATACTTTAACGATGAACCATCGTATGTCACCGCAATATGAGAAAAAGATGAGTTTGATAAAGCAGTGTTTGATGAAACAGTTTCTGTTACGACTGCACTATTTGCAAGAACACATTTAATCTTAAACCCATTTGATGACGAGTTATTAAAGAATTCAAAGCCAGTTGTTGGATTTGCATTACCCCAGTTACTAATATACTCCCCGTCACTAGAGAAAGAGCCGTTGTGAAACTTCCCAAAAAATTCAATTGACCAGGAATCCCGAACTTCAGATGTTAAATTGCTTGATACACAATACGGAATCCTCACATACGAATTGCTTTGAAGCAAAACAGATTTATCACCTGGATCAGATGTAAGACCCGATGGTTGGTTAAGAACTGGAGAGCTGACATAGACTCCGTTATTGCGATGATTGAAAGCATCCTCATTAGCAATGTTTGACGAGGCATCTTTACTACCTATTGAATCCATAGCAACGATAGTGCAGCACTGGCTTGCACTAATTAATACATCACTACCTCCATCTGGTGCTCTATAGAGTGATATATCAAATGATGGAGACCCAGCGTCATTGTAGGAATGGTAAAATTCAATTCTTAGCTTTCTAGGAACACCAGCTTTAAAATTAATCATCTGTGATGCATATCTTGTTGATACAGTTGCTAGATTGAATCTATTAAGAACCAAGATGTCATCAAGATAAATTCTCACCCCACCATAAGAGATTGTTACTACTAATTGCTCTAACCCAGAAGCTGGGGATATGTAATATCCATCAAATACACCATTGTAATATTCAGAATAAACTGCTGAGTCTAGCGCAGTGAATGAAAAGTTTGATAAATCAACTGCGTATGCTGAAGATGAAGATATACTTTTTGACAATGCAGTATATGACGGTGATGAGAATGCCTTTTCTCCGAGCGCTTTATCTAGCGGGCTTAGTTCCTTATCAATTGCATCCGCAACAATATCTTTTACACTACTGTCTCTCTTATTAGTTGGCATTGCCCAGAAACGAGCACGAAGACCTGTTGATGACACAATATTATTACCGCTTCTATCAATAGACTCCTCGTTGAAAGAAAATGATGCAACAGCACCTCTGCTCTTTGCACCCCTGCGATAGTTATTTAGTTTGACAATATCTGCACTTGGGAAGTTTGCTCTCATTAAGAGATTCTCAATGGCATCTCCAACATAAGCATTTTGCATAAAGAAACCGTAGCTGATTGTTCTTTCTGATAAGAACTTACCCCAGTCTTGAAGGTTTGCACTAACAGACATGTCTGTTCCAGATGACCATTCGTCAACATAGAATGTTCCATTTTTTACATATTCATAAATATCAAACCGAACTTCACAGCCAGCCGTGTGTGATTTTGCAGTTGTGTTTCCATATCCTCTTTGTAAAATGGTAACGACATTAGATGAGTCAACCGATGCACAAAGAATTGTTTCTTCTGACTGAGTGTCTTTATCTAAAACTACAATAAAACTATCTCCAGCACCACCAGCAGGAAGCGCTGCTCTATCCAGAACAGTAAAGGACATAGCCGTATTGGATATATTAGATTGCAAAGCTGTAGTTAAATAAGATGCATCAATATTGTCAGATGGTGGTTTCTTAATTCTCCAGCCCGTATATATTTCAACTTCAAGGTCTTTAACCATGTATTGACCATATGTTGAGCTATTACTGAATATATTAAACACCTTTGTTGTGTTATCAAGATTGAGATCAACGGATGCTATTTCAGAGCCGCCCACTGGCAAACTTGTTGAGTGAACATCTCTTGCTCTGTTTACTGAGTATGAGATTACATAATCACTAATATCTGTTTCATAAATAGGAACAATTTCTTGTATGCGAGCATAATCTTGTGGATTTACCGTTGTGTAAATGGTTACTCTAATTCTAGAAACATTTTGTGACGAGAGTGCTGTTGATAGTATATGGTCTTGATAATAGGAGCCTGCTGGGATTGTTCCAACTTCGCTTAACAATGTATTTAGCGAGCCATCAAATACCTGTAGTAGGTATGTTGAAATCTGACCGTAAAATTCTGATGTTACAATTCTGACCTTATTAACTTTTCTTGTTGTAAAAGTAGCTTCAACATAAGGATTTGTAGCAAACTCATAGCCATCATATGTAGCGTGAGCATTTGCTGTGCTTACACTATTTGACCACCATCCAAATTCAAGATTACTTCCGAGCTGTGTATTTGAAATATCTGAAGATGTTAGAGATGGCATTGCATACCATGAACCATCTGCCCTGATAACATTACCATCAACATCTTTTGCACCAGCAACAGCCCAAGTAAAGGACTGTCTCTTTATCCCGTTCATAGCCTCTTTTGCAGGAAAGAAAAACCCTCTGCCTGGATAGGCATTACTTGCTGGAGCGTCATTGGTCGTAATAACTAGATTATCAACATGTCTACTATCCAACCATTTGATAATAATTTTTGGCTTAATTCTTTGAGCAGGAGATGTTATTGCTGTATTAAAAGAGCTAGACAGCTCTTTTCCATACAATCCAGATGTTAGCATCTACACCTCCTCTAGCGTCATAGAGCAATCAAAATAGTATACATCAT